TCGCTCTTGGTGACGGGGATCTGCTGGGCGTAGGACATGGCTCCGTTGTCGCCCGGGTGCGGGGCGTGCTGTGGTTTGGTCGCCGGTGGGTTCAGTGCGCCGGCGCGCGCGGGTAGGGCCTAGGACCAGCTCAGTAGACGACGAGTTCGCCGTCTTCGTCAGCTTCTCGGCCCGCCCATGGCGGAGGCGGCAACGGCGGGATGCCGTCGGGTCGCTCGAGCGTGAGCTTCAACCTTCGCACGCGCTGCCACCATTCGACGCGCTCTGCAAGCCACGCATCGAGCAGCGCTGGGTCGTTGGGGTGGACATCGAAGTGACGGCTAGGGTGCGCCCAAATGGCCACTGTTGCGCGCGGTAGCTGGTCTCGCAGCCGCTGCGCAAGCACGGTCGCGCCGCGGATTGTTCCGCCGAGTTCGACCGTCGTTCCGTCGCTGATCTTCCAGAGCACCGCTTCACCTGCCGGCCAATTGGCCCAGCAGGAAGTATAGCAGCTCCCGGTCCTCGTCCCAGAGGTCTCGCCATCTACGGTACAGCTGCTCGTATCCCATCGAGGTGATCTCGGTCGCGGACAGCCCCAGGGGCGCGTAATCCTTGCCCATGTAGGGGTCGGAGAATCGATCGGTGCGAGTGACCTCGTTGTCCCGATAGTCCCGATCAGGTCGTAGCTCCTTGAGCTTTTGGGGCGCCTCGCCGGCCGTCCTGGCCGCCAGAAAGGCAAGCGACCTCGAGAGCGCACGTCCGTCGTGGTCTTCGAGCGCGTGCGCGGCCTCGTGGATCGCCGTGCCGACGCCGCTGAATTCATCGAGGTGGATCTGCTTCGATCCCGGCAAGTAACCAGCCCGAATCCCTTGCAGGCGACGAACGGGAACGCTTGGCCTTGTAACCGACTTATCGAGCAATCCGTCGTAGAATTGGACCGCTTCGTCGGGCAACCCTGCCCCGGTGAAGCGGAGCTTTCGTCCACGCTTGACCGCTCGCGTGTGCTCCGCGATCGCTGCGGCGCCACGAAGGTTCGCGTTACCGGCCACAATGGATCCGATGCGCCGGTCCCCAAGCTCCTCGAGCACGCCCTCCCACTCAACCAGGATACTTTCGACGACGGGGTTCCGAGTCCGCTCGTGCACCTTGCGGAGTTGGGACAGCACCTCGGACGCTGGTCGCGATAGCGCTCGCGCATCCATCGCTCGACCCCACGCGACCGCTCGAGCTGCCTCGCCGTATCCATCCTTCGCGAACTCCCCGGGCTTCCGGTACTGCGCCTCCCAATGATCGGGGTCGTGCTCCTTGGGAGCCTTCGTCTTCTTGCGGCGCCTCGGCGCCGGCGGTGCGATGCGCTTGCGTTCGAGCTCCGCCAGGAGCACCGGGTCGGTCTTCTCCGGCTTCGGCTTCGGCGGCTCATCGTCGTCCCCGTCCGGCGCCGCTGCCCATCCGGCGTCGGGCTCCACGTCCGGGAGCTGGTCCTCGGGCGTGACGCCGCCGCGGGTCGCTGCCTGGCGCTCTGTGATGTTCCGGACGCCGGCGCGGCACCGATGGTGATTCGGTGGGTAGATCGTGAGCCAGCGCGGGTGATCGGCTGGCAGACGTACGGCTGGGCTGCCGAGGGACCGGCAGAGCTCCGTCGTGCGGTCGTCCAGGACGCTGTCGTATTCCCAGATCGAACGCAGTGCCAGGACGTCCGGGTCGCGCTGCTGGCGCAGCCTACCGGCGTTCAGGGCTCGCTGGACGGCGTTGCGGAAGACGGTTTCCGCGTGCGCGTCGTTCGTAAGCTCGGCGCGAACCTCTCGCCGCCAGTCCTCGAAGGGGAAACCGGACTCCTGCGCGCCGTTCAGCTTGTCGAAGACGCGCTGAATCTGCTCGAGCTGGAGACCGTTGCCAACCCAGAAGGCCTGACGGCGCCCGCGGCTGTCGAGCTCGAGCGCCTGCTCCTTCGTGATGACGATGCGCGCCGCCGCCCAGTCGACCGCCTCGGTGAACCGTTCCGGGTCGGCCGTGACCGCCCAGCTCACTCGAGATCCTGCTGGACGGACGCGCGCCCCGCGAGCTCGGCCATGGCCATCGCGCGGAACACGAGGTCGCTCAAGGCCTCGGCGTCGAGCTCGGTGTACTTCTCGCGGAGCCGTGCGCGAAGTGTGCCCCAGGGGTCGGGGTCGTCGGCGGCGATGGAGTCGAGGACATCCACGATCGCAGCGATCGTGCCTTGCAGGGCAGCTACGCCAGCGCCGGTCGCTCGCTCGGTCAGCGCGTCGGCGAATAGTTGCCCGTTGACGAAGCCGGGCGCTTCAGAGACGGATGCCCCGGACGCGAGTCGTAAGTTTCGCACCACCAGTGCAGACGGCCGAGACCTCTGCCGCGAGTCCAGCTCCGGATCGGTGGGGGCTGGCGCGCTCCGCGGCGGTACCTGTGGAGCAATGGGGCGCTGCGGTTTTTTCAGCCACTTCGAAAGCCCGAACTCCTCCGAAAACGCTTCATGGTCCACCTCAAACCCAAGCGCCGTCGCCTTCTCCGCAGCATCAAGGGCCTTTCCGGCGCCATTCGCTGCGGCGGCGATGTCACGCTCGGGATCGACTGGGTAGACGGGCCACGGGGCAAGCTCTGCGTCGCCGAAATTGAACTCTGCCCACCAGACGAGCGATTGATCGTGGATCGTTGTCGTGAGCCCCTGAGCGTCGAACCGAAGATTGACGAGTTCGCCCTGGCGCTCCTGCACCTCGGCGGCCGCGCGACTACCGCCCTCCACGTTCGACGTCAGGTTGCCACCCCGGATCGCGATCGCGAACGCGCGCTCCGCAAGGTCGAACTGTTTCTGGAAAATCTCGGCGGCACCCTGAGCGGTGGTCACCAACTTGTAGGTCATTCCAGGCGGCAGAACGATCTTCGCTTCGCGCCCGAGGTCCATGAGATCGTCGGCTAGCTCCTGCCGCATCTCCGGGGTGACCTGCGATCCAGCTTCGGTTTCGATGACCTCGCGCGTAGCGTCCTCGCCAAGGCGCCCGAGGTCCGATGCCGCGTAATCACGAAGCAGACGGAATCGGCCAAGGCCTCTCCAGAGTCCACGGAGCCACGGGCGGTGCGCGCCATATGGCGAATGGAGCAACCACGTTCCATCGCCGGGCTGGAACGGCTCCTCTACGCCAGCAGAGCTCGTGTTGTTGCCCAACACGACCAGCGCCTTCCAGGTCCGAGCCGTCCAGTCGTATCGGACGTGTTGTGCCTCCCACACTTCTGGCCGCGGCAGGATGCGGCCGTCGTGTCCGCGTAGCTCCTGCCATCGATGGCGGGCGACAGAGAAACCGAGCAATATCCCCCAGATTAGGATCTCGGTCAGTTCGGCTTCAGGGTAGCTGTCCCACCAGTCCTCGCCGGCCTCGAGTGCTCTGATGACGCGAGTCGAGCGTCGCTTATCGCCGCTCTTCTCGAAAGTCGGGTCGAGCCCGAGCAACGCTTGCGCGCGGGCGTGGAGGTGCCGAGCGATTTGCTCGTCGCCGAGCAGCCACTCGCAGAGCTCCCCCACAAGCCGAAAGTCTCCGGCGTCGGCCAAGGTTTCGGCGGACCGGATGAGAGACGGCGTCCACTTCGATCGCGTCCGCGTGTGTGGCTGAACAACGATTCCGCTCTGGCTATCGCCGGACGGCTTCTTTGCGCGACGGCGAGCGGCCATCAATTCCTACGGCGGTTGACGATGATGAGTTTTCCCGGGTCGGTGTGCTCGAGCATCAACTCGGTCAGCGCCCAAACCAGAGCGTCGAGCCGGTTCGGGCTCCACGTCGAGACGCCCGGTTCCCACTGGCAGAGCTGATCTTCGAGCTGCGCGAAGGCGCCCACGTGGTGGACCCGCTTCTGCTCGTACAGCGCCGCGATCGGTTCGGCACGCGTCTGCTTGCCGCGCGCCGCGTGGACTTTCCGGAAGGCGTACCCGATCGCAGCCCGAGAGCCATCGCCGCGCGCCACCGCTTTGATGTTGGCTTCGACCAGGTCGCCGCCGTTGTTGGTCTCGCCAATGATGCGATCGGCACGCAGGGTCGTGTAGAGCGCAAGCGCTCCGGTACCCCACTCATCCGGCGTCGGTCGCTCGAGCGATCCATCGGCCAGCACGTAGCCGTGGCCATCACGACCGAGCCCCGCCGCAACGATGCCCGTTTCCGCGTTCTCACTATCGCTCGAGACCGAAGGGTCGATGGCGACCACGATTCTTACGAGCTCGGGCGCGGATGCTACGCGCAGCGCCTCGATCATCGTGTCGCGGCGCCACAGCGCGCCGGGGGCGTCGTCCAGGATCTCAGCGTCGATCTCCTGGCGACCCATGCGCGTACCCTCGAACTTTCGAAGGATCGCGTCGAGGAACGGTGCCGCTAAGTTTGCGCGATTGTCGTGCGTGGAGCCCCTGGAAAGCACACAGAGCTTGTCGTCGACGAGGCTCTTGATGAGCGGCGTCGGGCGCGGCGTCGTCGCCACGG